GACGACGAAGACAACGAAGCGGAAGAGACTGTAGAAGCACAAGAAGCGGACCCCGAAGAGGCTACTCCGCAAGAAGCAAACAGTTTCGTAGAACAAAAGCAAGAAGCGGAACACGACTACAAGAAACGATACGACGACTTGAAGCGTCACTACGATACGAAAGTAAATGAGTTCAAGCAGGAAATCGCGGAACTAAAAACGGCTATGCAATCTCCTCAAGCACAGATGCCACAGGGGGTAGCAATGCCAAAGACTCCAGAAGAACTGCAAGCATTCAAAGAACAGTATCCGGAGGTGTTCGAAGTCGTACAGACCGTTTCATCCTATCAGGCTGAATCACAGGTTGCCGAACTCCGTGAGGAACTAGGCACCATCAAAGAGCGTGAAAAGGAACTCGAAAAGCAGAAGGCTTACCAGCAACTGCTCAATCATCACTCAGACTTCGACGAGATCAAGTCGGACGAAAAGTTTCTTTCGTGGCTCGAAGAACAGCCTGAGTCAATCTCAGATGGCATCTATAAAAACAATACGGATGCTAAATGGGCGGCACGGGTCATAGACCTCTACAAGGCCGATACGAATGTACCGGCAAAAAAGAAGAAAACCACAAAACCTTCTGCGGCAGACGCAGTTACTAAGACCTCTGCGAGGGAAGTAGCTACGGCTAAAATCGAAGGCAAAGTGTGGAAAGCTTCTGAAATCCGTAGTCTCAAGCCGTGGGAGTTCGAGAAACTCGAAGAGGAACTCGACGCTGCACGTCAAGAGGGACGGATCGACCCTAACAACTAACCTTAACCTCAAAAGAAGGAAGGAAAGAACCAATGGCATTTGGTACTGCTGCAGGCTATGGTAACCTGCCCTCCGGTAATTTTGCACCGGAGATTTTCAGCCAGAAGGTTCTCAAGTTCTTCCGTCGTGCTTCGGTTGTAGAAGACATTACAAATACCGACTACGCGGGCGAAATTGAAAACTTCGGCGACACGGTTCGCATCATCAAAGAACCAACAGTCACTGTCTCATCGTATACACGGGGTTCCGTTGTAAACGCGCAAGACTTGGCTGACGATCAAATCACGATGGTCGTTGACAATGCAAACGCTTTTGCATTCAAGATCGACGACATCGAAGAGCGGCACTCGCACGTAAACTTCGAAGCACTTGCTACCTCATCTGGTGCATTTGCCCTGAAGCGTAAGTACGACGCGAACGTCCTGCAAGCTATCTCCGATGGCGCAGGTATCGCAGGTGCTGACGACGCATCCCTCTCTGGCGGTCTTACGACTACTAACACCGCTCTGGGTACTGCGTCTTCTCCCATCGACGTAGAAACCAACGACGCAGGCATCAACCTGATGCTGCTGATGGCACGTACACTGGATGACCAGTCTGTGCCGGAAGAGAATCGTTGGTTCGTAGCACCTCCGATCTTCTACGAGAAGATGTTCCAAGCCGGTAATAAAATGGCTGAAGTACAGGTAACCGGTGATGCTACTTCTCCACTGCGTAACGGCCTTGCAATTCCGGGCACCCTCGCTGGTTTCCGCTGTTACAAGTCTACTGCGCTTAATTCGACAGCAGGCACCGATCAGGTAACTCTGTCTGGTGTGGCAACTGACGCCTCTGAGAACATCGTTCTTGCGGGCCACATGTCGTCCACCTCCACTGCTTCGCATATCGCTAAGACCGAAGTGGTTCGTTCAACTGAATCGTTCTCTGACGTTATTCGTGGTCTTCACGTTTTTGGTCGCAAAGTTCTGCGTCCGGAAGCTGTCGTTCGCGGCGTCATTGACTTCGCGTAAGGGAGGGCTAGATAAATGGCTACTATTGATCGTACCCCTAACGGCGGAACTGCTGGACATCCAGCAAATGTCGCACGTCCCTACGTAGTAACTTCACAGGTACACGATACTGCAGATGGTGGTACTGGTGGTGATGTCGTTCAACTGATCGACGTTCCTGCCGATACCATGATTGTATCAGGTGTTCTCGAAGTTCTTGAAGCACGGGGCAACGGACAGATTACCCTAGACGTTGGTTTTACTGGCGGTGACGTGGACTGTTTTGTTGACGGTTCTGCTTGCGCTGCTGGCTTC